CGCAAACCGCCGTGCCGACGTAGTTCGGCCCGATGACTTCGTACCCGAAGACCATGAGGCCCCGGATGATGTAGCCGAAGTCGTTCGGGTTGTCGATCATCTGGCACTCGACGATCTGGCTCGCGAAGGTGAGCCCGGCGCTGTGGCCGAACATCACGTACTGAGCCGCGCCGGGCGACGATTGCGTCAACAGGTTGCGCGACTGGTAGAGGGTGAAGCGATCGATCTCGCCCACCTTGCCATTGCGCATGATCGACACGCCGTCACCGGCCAACGATGCAATGCGCAGGTCGCTTCGCTTGATCGCGCCGACGCCCGAGGACGGCAGCACCATCCAGCGACCCTCGTCGGAGACGTTCGTTTCATCCAGCACCTGACCGCAGTAGGTGATGAAGTCGAGCACGTTGGTTTTGGTCAACGCAACCGGCGCCGAAGACGTGCCCAGGTTGATGTTGCCGCTGTCCTGGCCGGCGTTCGGTCCCTGGTTGAAAGCGGCAACCTCGGCCGGGATCGTCACCAGCATGTCGGCGTCGGCCGCGATCTTCAGTTGGATCGAGCCGTCGTTGGCAAACACGTCTGCCAAGTCGAGGTCCGATTGCCGCGAGTCCACCGTCGACAACGCGACGTTGAAGCTCTTGGCCTGATTGATCGACAGCGTGACGCTGTTGTTGCCGGGATACTGCGGCGTGAGGCCCGCGCCGATCACGTAGTCATTGACAGTGACGTCCGGGATGGTGCGAATCTTCACCGAGGCACCGTAGCCCGCGATGTCGCCCTCGTAGTCGGTCGAAGCGATCTCGCCGAACACGGTGGTCTTGTAGAACTTCTCGACCAGCTTGCCGCTATACAGCTCGGGGTCGAAATTGATGGTCCCTGACGGGCCATAGTCCGGGATGCCGGACGCTCGTGCAACTCCTGCCATTTCAGCTCTCCAAAAAGACGGTGGTTTTCAGCCACCCGCAGCGATTAGCGGCGGGAGGCTGCCCCCAGCTTCAATCGAGCATCGAATTTGGTCCGTTCGTCGTCCTTCACCTTGCCCAGAGCCGCGCGTTTGTAGAAGTCAGCGATCTCTACCTTTGTGGGGTAGGTCAGCGCCGTCACATCCTCGCGACTCGGTGGATCTGCATCGATCGTCGGTGCCGCCCCGTTGCCCGAAGGGGCAAGCGTGGGTACGGGCACAGGCGGCGCCTGGAGCTTCTCGTACACCTTGCGAATGCGCATGATCTTTGGGACGTCGCGATTCGCAATGTGAATGTTCAGCACCTCTTGACGCACAGCTCCGTCATCGCCTTCTTCCGCGAGCCAATCCCGCCATTTCTGGTCGAGGTCTTCCGCGCGCCAGAGAGGCCATGCTGCGGTGAGCGCGTCCTCGAATCCGGTTTGCGCAGCGGCCTTCGCTTCGGCTTCGCGACGCTCGTTCTGCTCTTTCAGCGGCCGAATCTCGGCGGTGATGAGTTCCTGAGCGTTTGCGATCGCAGCGGTATTGGCCGTTTGCGCCATAACGCGACACTGCTCTTCGCCATAGGTTTCGATCTGCTGCGGCGTGAAGAACGTCGAGAGATCGATTTCGGCGGGTGCTTTGGCTGTTGGGGCTTGACGTAGCTTTTCTTGCAGACTGGCATTCTGTCGATTCAGCTCGTTCCGCTCGGCGCTCCGGTTCTCGCGTTCCTTGGCAAGCAGCCCCGACGTGACGTCGAAACGGGCTTTCCAGTAGGCGGGGTCGGCGTGGCGCGGATCGGCTGCGGGATCGGCAGTGGTGGCAGCAGTTGCGGCTGGCGGCGAGGCCGGGTCGGCAACGGCTGCGGGGATCAACGGGTCCGGTTCGGCGGGCTTGTACCGTTCGAGGGCGCGAGCCGCTCGTTCAGCAACCTGTCGAGGGACACGGGTTTCGGGGCTCAATGAAACCGGCATTCATTTCTCCACGATCCAGAGACACAGAAGTGGCTGGGGTTCGTCGGGGATGCAAGATGCGGTTCCCTCCTTTAAGCAGACCAGTCGGTAGACGTGGGGCGTCTTGTCACGGTCTGAGCAGACTTGGCTTGCGTCATTTTCCGCAGAAGCTCGTCGAGGAAGAGCGCCTTGCCCTGCTCACGCAGGAGTTGCTCGCCTGTCGATTTCCGCAGCGTCTGATTGCATTCCGCGATCTCTGCCTGGATCAGCCCTATGAGTTGCTGCCCGTCCGGCGACATCCCGAGTCGCTTGAGGAATTCGAGCTGCGGATCTCCGTAGTGCATTGGAGCGCAGTATCGTTGCGCGCACGCAACCCGTCAAGCCGGTGCGGTTGCTGGTTGGGGCGCTGGTGCTGCCGGCGCCGCTGCGGGCGCGTTGCCGGGACCGCCGAGCGCACCACCGATCGCGCCCTCGGCAGTAGCGGCCGAACTCTGTGCGTTCTTCGCCGCACCAGCCACGGTGCCGGCGATGAGCGGATGGCCGGCGAGTGCTGCCGTGACGGCTGCGTTGATGACGTCGCCGACGATCTTCGTCTGCTGCGCCTGCTGCTCGCGCTGGCCGATCGCAGCCTCTTGCGCAAGAGGTGCCTGCTGTGTAGCCTGAGCCTGTGCTTGCGCCTGTTGCGCCTGTTGCGCGGACTGCTGATCCACCTCGTCCTCGCTGGGCGTGACGTCTTCAACCGGCATCTCGAGCGAAGCCGCGACCATGCGCAGGCTCTCGGCGATGTACTTCGGTCCCAGGATGTTCGAGAGCACCGGGTTGCCGGTGACGAGTTGCAGCCACTGCATGCGCCGCTGCTGCGCCGATTCCTTGATGAGGATCGCCGCGGCGCCACGCGGCACCACCGTGCATGCACCCTTGATGGAGGTGTCCGGGTTGTAGAGCATCTCGTTGATGAACGTGTCGCCGATCGTCGGCGCGATCACGTTCAGGTCGATGTTCGAGATCGCGCGGCGCAGCCCCTTGGCCGCGTTGTTCATCAGCATGGAGAGACCCGTCGCGGTGTCGGCGCTGCCGCCCGCGCGCTCGTTACCGTAGGTGTAGCGCGGGATGCCGGTGGCGTCGTCGGCGCGGATCTCCCACTTCTCATAGGCCGCCATGAGCGGCGCACTGCGATCATCGGCCTGCCAGAAGCCCATGCCTGGGTTCACGCCCTGGGTCGGGTCGCTCTTCAACTGCCACACCTTCCACGGGAACACCTCGAGCGTGTTCTCGCCGTCCGCGAACCGGTCAACGTGGACCCAGACCATCGGCCCGCTCGCCATGCTGAAGTTGTCGGCCAGTGCACAGGCGATGCCGTCGCACATCTTCTGGCTCGTGCTAGCTAGATCGGGGATCGAGCGGCCCCAGAACGCGCCGGGCACTTCGTCGTAGCAAGCCTTGCGATAAGGCCGCTGCCCTGTTGGGTTCGGGTTCAACGCGGCATAGATCACGTACTTGCCGCACAGCAGCACGTTGCACTCGTAGTCTTTCGTGGCCTCGATCGGCTCCTTGTCGAACGTCAGGACACCCCAGGTCATCAGCTTCCAGCCGGGCACGCTGCCCCAGAAATTCAGCGCATCGATAACGCCCGGGGGCGACAACCACATGTAGAGCGATTCCTGCTCGAGCCGCTGCCGCTCGGCCTCGGTCCACAACCAGCCCTCGAGGTGGCCGTTCGAGTAGTCGACGAGCGCCTTGTCGATCTCATCATCCTTGTAGTCCGGCAAGCCTTTCAATGCGTGCAGTTCTTCACGGACGAAGCGGATTCGTTCGATCAGGTCGCCCTTCTGCGGAGTCTTCGCGCTGGGTGCCGGGTAGATGTCGAACGGGCTCACGCGCTCCCAGCTCTGCACCGGCTTGTCGTTCACCAGCGGCTTGAAGCCGGCGCCCCACTCGAGCAACTTCTGGCGCTTGTAGATCGGCCCTTTCAGGACCGCGGCCGGGTAGGTCACGAAGTCCTCGACGAAGCCGTCCATCGCGACTTCGTAGCCGCCCTGGTCGAGCCGCTCGGCGATGTGCTTTTCCATGCGCGCGGCGCGCTTGGCAGCCTCTTTCACGAGCGCGTGCTCGGTGTCGTCGCGCAGCTTGTCGCCGAGTTGCACTGCGAGCTGACGGAAATCGTCCTTGCTCATCGCGCCGCCACCGGCCTGATGGATCTGCTGCATCGCCTGCTGCGCGCCGGCCAGCGCCTTGTTGACGATGCCCTTCTTGATCGACATCGGCAGGTCGGGGATCGGATCGGGGTCGACACCCCACGGCTGCTCGCCCACCGGCAGCACGATCTCGCGGATCCACGCGGAAGCATTGCGGCACTTCACTTCAGTGAGGTCGGCCTTGACGATGTTCATGCCGCCGTTGGCGAGCTGCATTGCGGCCAGCGCGCTCGGGCTGTACAGGCCACGCTTCTCGCGCAAGCACGACAGCAGCTTCATGTCGATCTTCTGCTTCGCCAGCTTGTTGCGACCCCAGGCTGCGCGCACGTGGCTCGCAAGCGCGGTCAGCGCTCGATCGTCATCGACCGATTGCGCCTCGGGGGGTTTTTCAGCGTCGCGCTTCAGCAGGTCCGAAAGACCGAGCGCGCGAACGAGAGGATTCTTGCCGTTGCTTGGCGGCGGCGTCATCGCGCCGGGCGGCGGTCCGCTGGGGCCTGTCTGAGCGGCAGAGGCTGGGATCATGCGGACGGGTCACCGTGGTGGACGGGCGCATGGCTGCAAGCCGTTTGCTGGCCGGCATGATAACGCGCGGCTGTTGAAAACGACAACGCCCCCGTTCTCGCAGCCTGCCTCTGCTTGCGCAGCGCGTGGCGGTTTTGCGCGGGAGCGCCGAAGGCACGATGCGGTAGCGACTCCGCTTTTCTTCATCCTCGTGCTGACTAGCCGGTAAGCAGCCCGGCATCAATGCGATCTTACTTCCGAACGGCGCCGTCCTTGTTGTGCAACACGCCATTGGCATCGACGTAGCTGCCGTCCGGGTTGACGTGGCGGATTGGCGCCGGGATTGGCGGGGTTGGCGCCGGGGTACGCGGGGTTGGCGCCGGGGTACGCGGGGTTGGCGCCGGGGTACGCGGGGTTGGCGGCGTTGCTCTGCACGGTGCCGTCGATGTTGCTGCGTACCGTGCCGTCCGGGTTGCGGACGTTGCCGTCGCGTGCATCGGTCGCAGCACGGTTGTGCAGTGTGCCGTGAGCCGGCGCGTCAGGGTTGGGAGCAGCGACGCGACCGTCAGTCGTGGTTCTGCCATCGGCGGTCAGGTTGCCGAACTTCGGATCCTGATTGAGCACGCCGGGAGAGCCGGGCGGGTTCGGGGTGATCGCTCCCTAACGCGGATGACCCGCATCGTGTGGCGCGTGGTACTCACGTCCCGTGGGATTCGTGTTGGCGAGATCGGCACGGTTCGCTGGCTTGGCGTTCTCCCCCGCAACAGCGGCGGGATTGGCCCCGGCACGCAACGTGCCGTCAGGATTGTGGGTGGCGGGATCGTAGGACGTGGGGTTCATGAGTCGCCTTTCAGCGGAGGTGGAACCTGAAGTCTAGCCCTGCGCGCAGTTGGAAGCTATAGGACGACGGTGCATACCTATGAACGACAACGCCCCGGGATGAGCGGGGCGTTGAAGGCACGTGATCAAGGGCAGAGTGAGATGAGCTGCCTTCGATCTCAATCGGCTGCGTGCGCAGCGTGTCCTGTCGGCTACAGGTAGCGTCGTGATCTTATCCTCGGCAACTCGCCGGCAGGAATTTCGTTGGTGTGCCGCCAACCGGCGTCGGGCCACAAACCCACTTCGCGATCTGCGGGCCTCCTGCGGTAGGCGCCACGACAGCGCCGGTCACCGCGGTACTCGGGACCAACTGAATCGAGCTGCCGTCGATCGTGGCGTCGCCCGTGCCCTGCACGATGACGATGATCACGCCGGCTGCGCTCGTCGCGATGCTCGAGACGTACTGCGTCACGTTCGGACCCACGTTCTCGCAGCCCCAGGCACCGGCTGCCGGCAGCACCGACGCTGTTTCGACTACCTCGGTGACCGTGACGCGGCATGTGCCGGCCGCGAGAATCGCTTCGGTGAGCTTCGCTCGCTTCGTGTAGTCCTGATAAGCGGGCAGTGCGAGTGCCGCCAAGACGCCAATGATCGCAACGACGATCATCAACTCGATGAGGGTGAAGCCTCGGGAGAGTCGTTTCATGGAGGGTGCTCCGGTTGAAAGGTGGTGAAGACGCGCAGTGTATCAACTGATACC